AAAGGTGTATCTTCCAATTGTTACACCAAAGCTCTTTATCTTTGGCTCTCCTCGTTTCTGAGGAGTATCGGACTATATCTTCATCCCGTAGGATGTCGCGCACTCGTGGAGTTTTACTGTCCGTTCTGGACTCCATACTCTAGTCTCTGAACCTTCACCGTATTCCTACGGCGCTTGGCTTCTGATTGGCTTATTGTTTCCAACTTAGCGTCCCAGAAATTCACGCGATTATCAATCCCGAATTACTTCAGGTTGGCCCCAAGAATTAAAGGCGATACGTCATAAATGATATTAGAAAGATCCTCTCTAATACCAACAGCATCATAGCTGTCAAAAGTGTTACTTGGTTGTGCCATTTTAATTTACCTCAAAGTTATTCATTAACAATAAAGCTAAGTGCATCTTCGATGCGACCGCTCTGTTTAAATTTGGCCCGTTGCCGTTCCATTGCTTTCTGGCGCGTATTTTCAACTTTCTTTGCCCCAGGCTTTATGACTGGTTTCGCGCCTTTAACTTTCGCCTCGGCTTTCGACTTGCCATCCATCATATTCCTGTACTTCGTGGCATCTGCTAAGATCCTAGCCGCCCTGCTATCTATTAGTTCCTCCATATCTTTATGGGTGTAACCATAGTATTCAGTAGCTAACTTATACATCCTATTTTTCAGAGATTCAGATTGTTTCGGATCTTTTAACTCAGGCACTAATTCAATCAATTTAATTGCCTCTTGCTGAGTATAATAAGCCTTAGCTCTTTTTTCGGCTTCTTTTGCATAATGAATTTCTTCTGCAATTTTCCGCCTTTGAGCGTGATATTTCTGAATGTCCTCTTCATATTGGGCTTTTGCTTCCACATATCCTAATGGATTTTCGTCGAAGAGAGCCTTTGTAGGTGCTTTTGGTTCTTGCAGAATTTGACCAGATTGATACATCTGTTCTAGTTGCATTACGTTCTGCCGTCTAGCATTGAGATCGCCGTACATTGCCTCAAGTTCTTTTTTAGACTGGGCAACTTCTTGCATTCCCTTTTGGATATACTTTTGGCCTGAATAACCTCGCTTTAGATCCTCTAGGCTTACCTGTTGTTCCACGCCATCAACCTTGACGGTGTGCCAAACTGGTTCCTCAGAATCGGCTTCGTCATCAGCCTCTTCGTCACTATCCTTCGCTTCGACTTCTACTTCCTCTTCCTCGCTGTCGTCGACCTCAGCGTCATCTACCTCATCCGATACCTCTTCTGACGCTTCCATTTCTGGAGTGGCATCTTCGGAATCAGTAACCTCTTCTGTCTCTACTTCTTCTGGCTCGTCAGTTCGTACAATAAGTCCAACTGCTTGCTCAATACTTCCGTCAAATTGGTTTTCAGTCGTGTCAGACACGGTGCTTATCTCCCTTAGTTGTTTTTGTCAAAGATTTTTTCGTCAGTTAAAACTGAGTTAATGTAATCATTGACCTCGCTTAATGCACAAATAACGTTGTGCGCCTTTTCTCGATCCTTTTCAGTAGAGTTTGAATTTAAAAAAATTGCAACTTGCTTAGATTTGATAGCCTCCATAACTGAGATAAAAGTCTCGTCGCCTTGAAGCTGTCTAACCTTTGATGCTTTATCTTTAATATTCATTAAAACCTTCCGCCAGTAACAGCTTGAGCAGGAGCTTGATCTGGATATCTAGGAGCCTGTTGAGCCTGTTTTATAGCCTCAACATCAACTTTTGCTCCATATTGCCCAAGTATTTTAGCGGCCTCAATAAGCAAATCTTGATCCATCTTATCGCGCTCTCTGTCATCCTGCGCAATAGCTTTTTGAGCATCGACTTGCATCTTGACCAAATCTGTCTGAGCTTTAACCTGAGCTTTGAGTTGCTCTGCTTGCACCATTGCATTTCCTGGATCAAGTGGCTGAGGCCTCTGTGATGCTTCCATCATCTTCATCTGAATCAACTGTTGCTCAAGTTGTTCGTTCATTGGCGAGAAGTATCTGTCACTGTTTCTAATGCCAGCAACGGCCAACATATCCGCCAACGTATTGCGAATTAGTGTCATCGTTACCAAGCCATTGCCTGGGCCATATGTCTGCCATATCTGCATCTGTAGCCCTAGAGCTTGTTGCAGTGCGGCGGCTTTTTGATCGTCTTGCCCAGTTCCAAGGCCAACGTTACACATAACGTCCATATTGGTGTTCCATGAGCGTGGATCAATAGGCACAAACTGGCTATTCATACGCATTAATTGCTCTTCGTCACTGTTCTCTACAAACAGCTTTAACATGAGCTTAAATAAGCGCCTCATGCCGCCTTCTGCCAGATTCCTTGCCATTACCTCTACCTGAGCCGCGCCGCCTTGTGCGGTCAACTGAGCCGCCGTAGCGGTAGTATTTTGTAGGGCATCTGGATCTAGGCCCATAGCGGCCCTAGAAACGCCTGTCTTGCCCTCAATCATCTGATCCATATACTGGATAGCCGTAAGTGTTTGCGCGGCTACAAACGGCACAGAAATGTCCTGAATGGCGTTTGGAGACTTCATGCGGATAATACCGCCAATCTCGTTATTCAAAAGATCGTCTACATTGACCTGATTTTCTACAAATCCAATCCTTGGATTGTTAGTCAATGCCACGTTATCCAGCACTCCGCGAAGCATAGCTGTGGCCGCATCTTGATCGGTCATGATCAAATCTGCAACAGATCGGCCAAAGAATGCGTGTGGCTCTGGATCTATCTCAAATATTGCAAATGGGACTTCTGTCCAAGGCTCATAATCCAATAGCTGATAATCGTTACCGCCAAGCGTAAATTTATATAGCTGTGCAACTCCAGTGCCTTCAATATCCATCTTCATGTAGGCTTCGGTAATCGCCACCAGCTTCATTGACAAGTCTGGCGTTTGATCATCCTCGTCCATCTGGTATCCGCGACGCTCAAAATCTTCTTGCTCTGAATATGTGTCACTTGAACCAATTCCGGTTAGCTTTGATACTTGATCAAAATCGTATCCCATGTTTACAACGTCAGATACGCGCATTTCGGTGCGGTGAGCTATGACATAGAAGTCATCAATTGATCGAGCGTTTCTGTCCACCATAAATTCCTCTGGCGGAACTGATTCGACCTTTAACTTCCCTTTTTCATTCTTTCGTATAATCGTGACAGAATGTTCTCTAGCTTCCATTTCCATGCCCATTTCATCAATGGACATAGAACTTTCTTCGCTATGCTCAATAACTTCAATGTCATCTTCACTAACAATTGCGGTAAATTCATCATCGGTTAAATTCGTATAAGAGTATGTTTCAGATTCTGTATATTTGTCCCAATATACTTTTAAAACGCCAACTTTCTTAACTAATGCGTCATGAAATGCGTCATTTACGATGCGATATCCGCCAAGCTCGCCAAATGCCCAGTGCATATACTGAGTGGCCATTTGAGCCGTTGCTATATCCTCTGGCCCTTTTGGAACGTACTCAACAGGCTTATCGGTAGATAAGAATACGCGCATAAGGCTTGGCTTGATAGCTCGAACCGTGTCGCGTACTTTAGTCGCAACTACTTTTGATCTGCCGTCCTCTTGGCCAATATCCACTTCGCCATCAAAGTAGCGTTGTGCCTTAATCCTATCTTCTGCTATTTCGCTTTCAATGAAGTCAACAGCATCTTGCACAGCATTCTGTACAATGCCTTCAATCTTCGTTTTATCCATGCGCTCTGGCTTCATTTATATTCCCTTATGGCATTATAGATTCTACGGCTGACTCAACGCCTTCAGCAACTCCGCCTGCTTGTTGCGCCGCATAAGTTTGTATGGCCCTAATTAATTGATCTTTAGCTTCTGGCCCTAATTTTGGATTTGCCAAAACTTCTTCAATCATTTTATTTACTCTTGCGCTTTGAGATCCTCTGGCCATTCCTTTGCCAGCTATAGATGCTCCCTGCCCTATTCCGGCGGCAATCGCTCCAGTAGTTAAATCTCCGGTATAAGCTGTAGCCGCCCCTGGAAGAATTGCCGGCTTAAGGGAAGTTAATGAAGATCCGCTAAATCCAAATTGTTGCAGGAACCTTCCCATAGACTGTGCGGTTGTTTGTTTAGATGCATTTCGTATTGCTTCTATTTCTTTTTCATTAAAGAAAGGTTCATAACCTTTTTCAATTCTATTTAACAACTGTTTTAGCCTACCTTGCACCAGTTTATATGCGTCTCCGCCTTGATCGATTGCATTTCCAGCAATATTCAACTCAGTCAATATTTTGTCAGCATTTGATGAGCGTCTCCACAACTCATTGGCCATTTCAAATTCTGGCCCAAGTTGAGATGCAATTCTATTTTTATATTGTCCCCAGATGTATGAAAGCATTGCTTTTTCTGAGCCTACTGCGTCCTCAATTGCATTCTGGATACTTTGTCTATCAGACATTGCTTGAGCGCCGGTAACATAATTCTGGCGATCTCTTGCCTTCAATGTGCTTAATATTTCTTTTGTTTTTTCAAAATCTTTTTTAATTACTTCTCTTCCAGCATCATCTATAAATGTAAATCCATTTTGTTTTGCAAAGTTAAATGCATCATTCTCCAATCCTTGAAAAATAGTTGGATCTATTGTTAGATTTTTATTATCACGAATTCGAGAATAAAGATTAGATGCTTCGTTTCTTAATTCGGAAGAATATACTTGATAAGGATTTGTGCCTTTAAATCTTTGAAAACCTTTTGATGCGCCAGCTTTCAGACCAGCAGGAACAATAGCAGATGCAACGCCTATGATTGGCTGTAACCATTTTGGAATATCTCCTTCAGTCAATTCCAAAGCGGCTTGCTCTCCGCCTGCGGCCGCTAAAGCTGATGGAATTTGTCTTACTCCACCTACTCCTGGCACAGCAACAGATCCTGCGGCATACTCTGCGCCTCTTCTGGCAAATCTTTCTAGCCCAGTTTGTGGAGCCATTTGTGACGGTCTGTTTTCAAATTTCAATGTATCAACATTAAAAAATGGAACCTCTAATGCTTCTTTTAAAAATTCAGATCCCATTATAGGCTTATCACTTGTTGGAAGCCCAAAAGCGCCCATAGCTGAACTAACAGCGTCAACAGGTAGCCCAGCAAGATTAGCTAGTCCAGTAGTTACTCCACCAAGAATTTGAGTTCCAAGGCCTCCACTTGGCATATTTTGAGAAATTTTAACTGCCTCTTTAGCATCAAATGCGGTTATATTTTGAGATACATCTGATCTTGGATCTTTAATACGAAAAGTTTTTGGATCTCTTGTTTCAGATTGAAACTTTTGAATCGCCATATCTTTTGTATCAGCCCATACTTGAACAGCCTGTCCGGTGTTTGGATTTTTAAATTTATATATAGGCATTATTGAACTTCCTCAATTTCGTATTCAACACCGTCTTTTGTAACTGTTCCAGCACCTTGTGTAGTTGTGCTTTCAGAATATTGAGTTTTTTTGTTTTCAAGCCAATCTTGCATTTCTTTGTAACTATTAAACTCTTTTAATTTGCCTTCGTCATCTACAAATATAGATGATGGTTGTTCAATGTTTTTTAAGCTTCTTTGCTCTTCAAATGGGCCATAAACGCCAGCATTAAGCCTGTTGTTGTATCGATCAATTACGCTTCTTTGAATTTTTTGTCTTATATAAGTCATGTACAACAAAGCGGCTGGAGTTGTTTCAATTGTTCCTGTAAGAACTTGCCTCAAAAATTCCCTTTCATTTGGAGTATCAAGTCCTCTTGCTCCAATTCCAAGCTCTCCAATTGCGCCAAATACATCAGCACCAAGTGTTGCGTTAATCAACTCTGCGTCAGTTAATCTGTTTACTCTTGCTTTATCTCTATTTCCAAATCCAACCAAGAACGCATCAACACCTTTTCTAAATTCAGCAAATGGGCCAGTTTCAAATCCTTCTTTGCCTCCGCTAACTGAGCCACGAACAATAGCGTCAGCAGTATTGTTTAGAGAAGAAATTCTTCCAATTGCTTTTTCTGCATCGTCAATTAATTTAACGTCTCCAGGAGCAAATTCTTTGGCCATTTCTTCATAACCTTTTCCAATGCTTTTGTCCCCAACATTGAGATTCACGGTCGGAGCAGTTGATTTAGTGTATGGGCCACCTATTATTTTGTTAGTTGTCTCGCTAACTTGAATTCGACCACCTGTTAATGGATCGTGTCCAATTGCTTTGTATTCTTCTGCAGTAAACTCTCTAAATGTTTCTTCAGGCTTTTTGGTAAATTCAGCATATGCTTTATCAAAATCTAAAGTACCAGTAGCTACTGCCTCTGCAAGATCCCTTCTGCCTTTGCTCAATAACCAGTTAGCGCCATCAATAGCGCCTTTGCGCTTTTGAATGCTTTGCATTTGACCTTGCAAAAATTGCCCCCATTGCTGGTTCGGGAATGTGCTTAATGAGTTTAGACCAATAGCCAATGCCAATAAAAATTCTTGGTTACCAAAAGTCTTTTGATAATGATCTTGAGAACCATAATTTCCAGAAAGTCTTTGTTGGGCCTCATTCAATTCGTCAGCTTTTACTCCAGTGCTTTGGCCGTTATATAAAACATCACCGCTACCATCTTTTGCGTAATCAATTAAATCAGATTTGAGGCCAACGCCTCCGCCTGGTTTAAGCCCCATTTGGTCTGTAATCTGTCCTTGCCCTCCTCCGGCCGCTTCCATTGCAGACATATATTGATTAGGTGATCTTGGATCTATTGATCCAACTGTTGGGCCATTTTGCGCTACTTGATTAACAGGCAATCTGTTTTGGTTTTGATAGCTTTGAATCGAGCGCACAGTATCCAATATGTTTGGAGAACCAGAAATTCTGTTATTTCTTCTATTTATAACGTTATTTGCAAATTGAGTAGCATTTTCTGCCAAATTATTCTGCTCTGGACTAATATCCTGTACATCTGGAGTATTAACATTTGGAAGTTGTGGCCTCAAAAAAGAAACGTCAGGAAGTGGCGGCCTTTGCATAGGAAATTCAGGCGGCATTTGATTTGGCTTAATTAATGAAGATTGAGTAGGCAAAATAGGATTGCCGTTTTCATCAATTTGTACACCATTATTTTGTTGTTCAGCCAAATTTACGCCAGTCAACATTGGCGGAAGAGAAGCATCAAATTGCTCATTATAATAATCACTCCCTAATCCAAGCATATTCATTCTTGCTTGCCTTTGAGCATCTATTCTTCTTCTTTCTTCAGCTAATTGAGCCAGCCTAATTCTTCTTTCTTCTTCCGTCATCACTTAGCCTTTTAAAAATATTTATTCAAAAACAGTCCTAGTCCGCTACGAGTATAGTCATCTGGACGAATTTGGTTTAATCCAATATCTTGATATTGATCCAAACCAAAAGTTGTTGGGGCTTCAAAATTATAATTAGGAGCTATTCCTTCTTGTCCAAACATCAGTCCACTTGTCTGTTGCGGTGCATTTAGGCCTTGCTGAGGAATATTTTTTTTATCCTTCATAAATGCATCTGCGGCCATTTTAAATCCAGCGCCATTTGCCTGTTCTTCTTCAAATTTAGCATGAGGAATTTGTCTTGGCTGTATGCCTAACAATCCAACTGGCTGTTGTTGTGGAGCCATAGCTTTATTGGCTCCTATGATGTTTTTACCAACACCAGGTTGATTTGGATCTGTGTATAACCCGTAAGGATCAAAAGGATTAATCATGTCTTATCCTACAGAATAAATTTTTGAATAATTAACTCTTAAATATCCATCATCACCTTTAACAACAAATTCTGGATTAGTCTTTTGAACTTCTTGAGCCAAAACTCCAAAGGTTGGAAACTTATCCGCACCAATGGCTTTACCAATCTTGTTCCAGGCCCATTTGTACAGATTCATTCCGTTAGGAAGTTTTCCTATTTGCTTAATGTCTTTTTTAAGCCTTACGTCTGAAAAAGCTCCAGCTTGGGCGGCTATGCCTGCTATTGTAGATAGCATATTAAATAGCCCAGGGCTTCCGCTCTGTGTTGTTGTCCCGCCAGTAGGAGTAGCTCCAATTGCGTTAGATAAGTAATTTATTGATGTCGCAGGTGCGTTAGTATATCCGGCGTATTGTTGTTTTGCCGCGTCTATCAATGCCTGCTGAACGCCTTGCTGTAGAGCGCCTTGTTGCATGAGATTTTGCTGTACAGTTTGCCCCATACCAAAGCCAAGATTTGAAATGTTAGCAAGCTGGTTAGCGGCGGCTAGTCTTTGTTGTTGCCCTTGCAATCCTGAGCCAACGTTATATTGTTGAGCCGCCATTTGGTTCTGAATATCGGCTAATGCGGCCTGTTGCGCGTTTTGGAATCCAGCCTGCCTTAATCCGGCAGACGATTGCGCCAACTGAGAGGCAACATTTCTGCCTAATTCTGCCTCTGCTACGCCATGTCGAGATCCGCCAAAAGCCCTAGCGGCTTGCGCTTGTGCGCCAAGACTACCAAGCCCCATTTGAGCGCCACGAAGAATATCCGCTTCGTTAGCCATGATTACTTGCTCAGTGTAAGGATTCATGTACGGAGCAATATTCGTAGTTGCTAATTGCCCAGCCTGTACTTGCTGTGGCGTGTATCCCATACCTTGTGCCGATCCAATTCCAGCGCTGTATACTCCCTGCGCGGCGGCTTGATTTACATTTGGAACTCCTGCGCCAGCCATATTATTTCCTTTTATTTAATATTTTGGACTACCTTTAGTAGGATGAAACCACTTTCCATCGATAAAATCAGCCGCCATACCGTGTTCTTCTGTTTTATAAACCAGATCGTCACCTATAAGTTGCCATCCTTGCGGAATAGGGCTGTTGTAAGCTAATGTTCCTCGACTACGAGGATCCCATATTGCCCAAGAATTGGGCGCCTTTAAACTTGCTATCGTTCCAACTGGAGTGTATTGAGAAGTATTTTCGCTCACAGGATTAGCATATCCAGCGCTACCTTCAACGTTATAAGGATCAACAAACAATTTGTTGTATTGAGCAACTTGTCCAGGCATCCTTGATTTATACTCAGCCAGGGCTTGCTCATACAATGGCGCAGATGAATATGCTCTAAGACCACCTTCAAATGTTTGTGGCTCTGGAGCCATGCCTTGCATTGCAGTTACAGATCCTCTAGGAACTAATCCGAACGCTTCTGCGGCTCCTATGTTTGCATTAAAAGCCGCCTCTTGAGTAGGATTAAAAGCGGCAATATCAGGCCCAAAATACGGCTGATATCCAACCTTTTGTGCAGTTTCTGCCCTTTGTAAGTTTCTCTCAACATAGGGCCTCATAAATGCTGGCATTTCAGTTGTTTGAGTTCTGCTTCCGCCTTTTCCGCCGCCGCCCATTTAAATCTCCCTTTTAAGCGTTGTAAACTGGTATTCCCAGCCTAACTTGTCTAGTATCTTTTCCCATCCAGGCCTTCCAGCTATTGTCATAGCGCTACATTTATGGGCCTTAGCAAACTGAGCAAATGGCTCATTTAGCTGTAAAATTTCGTTAAGCGTACCACCAGCTAAAAAAACGTGAAAGTGTTTTTGTCTAGGATATTCAACAAATTCTGTCACCGCACAACTGTTCTCAAGAGGCCACAACTGATAACGGTGACCAAGAACGCCAAGAGCAATATCGTCGAAAGTGTGAGTATCGCCAGAGTAAGCCAAAGCGTTTTCAATCCAAACTTTACACCTGACAAGCTCCTCTGTAAGAGTATTTCTGGCATTATTTGTCATTAAGCTATGCTTTTTATCATCAAAGTTACAGATGGAACTGCTGGGCAAAATGTTTCTGCCGCGTATGATTTCAAGGCTGTATCTAGGTCATCTACGGCAAACATTGCCTCTAAATAGTCATTTGCAGATACATCGAATATGGCCGCCCTTGCTATGGTTTTTGCCTCATCGTTATCGTGCATAGTTATTCTCATGGTGGAACCAGTTACGTCAGTTCCGTTTAACCTTGGCCAAAACCAAAATGTTTTTGCATTCGCTGACTGAGAATTTAGTTGTGCAGTAAAGTGAATATAGTATTTTCCTGCTTTTTGAAACACTATTCTACTGCTGGGACTGCCTACGGATATATTTTTTGAATATGCCGTTTGGCCCCAAGTTATAGCCGTTGCGGTGTCAACTGTTCCTGCGGTTTGATCGCTAAAATCTAAAAATGCGCCATATCCATAGCCCATGTATTCATTGTCGCCATAGGCAAGAGGAACCCATTCCCCGTCAAGAGAAACAACTGGATGCTCGATTGAGCGATCCCACATGAGAACGCCATCTTCTGCGGCTGAGTCTCCGTTGGTTAAACTTCTTAGAACATCTCTTGTCCTAGTTAAGAATGCATTTAACCTTTCAGCCCATATTTGCCAATTTCCAGTATTTGGATTTGGCGGTAAAGGCGAACTCAACGGTTACCTCCCGGCTTGGCTTCAATCCTCATTACGCCAGACCTCCAAGCAGTATTTCTCGCGCCGTCAACGCGCATCCTTACCTGACGGCCGCTAAACCTAACGTCAGTAGGATTTGACATGGTATACGGCCCAAACGACGATTCTGAGTCATTTGGATAGAACCTAGTTTTAAACGTTACGGTCACGTCACCTTGTGTTTTTTCGTCAGGTATGAGGCTTGTAACTTTCATTATGTTATCGCCAGCCCCAAGGCTTATTGGGCCGGTTTCTGCAAAAACGTCATAAGATCCATGCCCCAATTGCTCGCTTAACTCTTGGTCGTAAAGGTTTCCACTCGCGTCAACCCATATTGGATTTGTAAAAACTCCCCTATCAACGCCGCAAGTTCTGTCGATTTCGCCTATTTCCCAGTGCTTTTCAAGGTAATCAAAAGCTACATATTTGTTGTTCTCTAATGAGTCATTGCTTGGATAAAACCACCATATTTCGCCGTACTGACTGTTATGCACTGCGTAGGTCTTGCTTATTTGGTTTTTGTTTATATCAGCAAAAACATAATCAGATACGTCACATGGAATCTCTCTTGCTATAGATCCATCGAAGATAAAGAAGCCTCTTGCCCCCATCCAAAAAGCGCCATCGTCAATTGAAGCTATAGCCTTTCGAGATACAAGACCGCAAGCGGTTCCAACTCTTTCAAATCCGTAAACAAACGGTGGCCCTTGGTAAGTAGCAGAATGAGCGTCGTTATCAGTTACGATCAAAGTTTTACCTCTAACTCTAACGGCGGCCATAATTTGGCCATTTGTCTGCAACTCAATGTCGCCAGCCTCGTTTGTCGCGGCAGGAGTCCACGTCGTGTTATCTTCCCTATCGCACCACTGTACTTTTCTTGGATTGCCGCCAGCGCCAAGAGCAAATAAAAATCTTTCTTCTGTAACTATCAATCCTAAGTTATCAACAGGAGCATTTGATATTTGCGCGGCTACAACTCCAGTATTAAGTTGCCACTCATATAACTTGCCATCTTGAGGAGAACAGGCAACGAGATACTCGCCCCAGTTATCCAATGACCAAGTTGTGGCCTCCTGAAATACTCCAGTATTTGGCCTTTCAACTCCGTAATATCCAAGTCCATAATATCCTCCTCCATATCCAAGATTAACTGCGGCATCTTCTGATCCAACAGTTAGCCCGGATGGAGTGATCTCAACTACGGTTCCAGACGCGGTAACGTGAAACAATTTTGCATAAGTTCCAGCAACTATGTGACTGTCATCTGAGTTATCAACCCAAGTGTGCATTCCTCTGGCGGCGGCATCAAATCCAGAAGCAACTCTGGTAGACCAACCGCCCACAGGCCTCATCGAGCCGTTATGCCAGCGAACCAAACTAGCATCTCGCCATCTGTTTGATTGCTCAAATTCTGTGCCGTTTCTAAAAACTCCGGCCTGTATCTGTAGTGGTATTAGAGCCATTTGTTACTTCCTTATTAAATCTATCACATGACCTAACATATCAAACTCGTGCCATTTAACTGCCATATTGTAAGATTTAGGCATAGCGTGATGATTGTTGTGATATGCGCTATCTAACAGTATAGGTATCGGCAAATTCATCGATTTATCGTTAGTTTCAAAGTTTCTGTATCCAAATTTATGCAGTATTACGTTAGTAAATGAAGACATATGGAATGCGTAAATAACAGGCAAAACAAACAAATACAAAGTCGCCTTAAAGTCAAAAAAGCTAGAAATAATGATAATTGACCAATATATTTTGTAATAGTGTTTATTTGTGTTTTTGTGTATTTTGTCCTTTGACAGCCTTTTTATTGTCTTTTGGCATATAACAGAGTTTTTGTCCGTACCTATCCAAAACCAAGTCCTTAACCATGAGCTTGCTGGATGCGGATCTCCGTCTTGATCAGCGTTCTTATGGTGAGTAACATGGTTTGCCGCCCATACCATTGGCGGCCCTTGCAAACACATAATTGATAAAAAATTTAATATTTTCTCAACAAAAGCGCTAGTTTCAAACGATTGATGAGCTAGATATCTGTGACAATAAATTCCTATGCCCAAATGAGCAAACAAAAACACTCCTGCGGCAGTTAACCATAAGAATTTAGCGTCAAAATATAGAAAAATGCCTACTATCCCAATTAGATGTATGAGCGCCTGAGATATAAGTAATTTATGGTGTTGTTTCATGTTATCTAAACCAAGGCCCGACAATCCATGTAACTATGCTACGCCTTATGCCAGACGTTACTGGCTCGACTCCATGATTCATAAAGCTCGGAAACGCTATAACAGTTCCTTTGCTTTGGTTAGGATATATCCTTTCTGAACCATGTTGTAGATAAAATTTGCCGCCTTCAAAATCATCATTTAAAAACGCCAATACAGTTATTTTTCTGCACTCTTTTTCACTTGGATTAATCCACGAGTCAACGTGAGTCTTGTAATGTCCGTTTTGATCGTAACGTAAGTATTCGCACTGATTGCTCCTTGTTACATCAAATTTCCATGATCTTTGGTTAATGTTAAATCCAATGCCTGTCAAGGTTGCGCCTATGCCAATCTCATTTGTAATTGCTAATTTGTTGACATCTCTAACATTGAGATCAACAGATCCATCTTTTACACCACCAATTTGAGCTTTTTGAAAACCTTCTGTTTGCTCAAACTTTTCTATCATCAAATCGCATGATGCTTTTGATATGGCATCGTCCACATACCAAAAGAATATTTCATCGTTTGATGTATCTTTATTATCCATGTGCGACAAACATTTCCTTTTGTCAAACTTCCATTCTGCGTTTGGGCCGTCTTGGTCAACATAATGTAAAAATACTTGCGCCTGCCATTCGCCTTTAAATTCTTCTCTCCAATGTGGAGCGTCGCATCCTCGATATATAACCGCATCACCAACATTCATTAAAAACTTTTGAATGTTTTTTATTCTGGATATTTTTCCATTTTGGCCAATAATTCCTTGATCAGTTTCAGATCCTTGATCTGCCATAAAAATAGGCCAAACTTCAGAATCAAATCCAAGAGTAATTGTTGCGCTTATTTCGCACGATGGCCTGTCAGTATGACAAAGCATAACTTCGCCTTTTTTATAATATCTAGCGTATGCGTATGTTGGAAAAAGTTTTTTGCCTGTCTCTAGTTCCATTTTTGGCAAAAATTCTTCTAACAATTTTTCAAGTATAGGATCATTTTCTAGTGGTGCGCTTATTGTGCATTGAACGTCTGGAACATAATTTCCAGATTCAGAATGCTTTCTCAAGTAATCAGTTAAATAAGCACAATTATCTGGATGTAAGGCATTCTCAACCAACTTAAAATTACGCATAAATCCTTTCTATCATTTCATCAATTTCTATATTAAAAATTAACTGAATCATCTTTCTTGTGTTTTTTCTGACGTAATGTATCAATCTTCTATCTTTGTTGCCCTTTTTGATGTTTTCTTCTGCCTGAATGTCAGGCAATACTGAATGTATTTTTTGAGGATTGAGTATCCATACGTCGCCGGGCTTGGCACAGAATCTGTAAACAACATCAAGATTTTCAGGTTTTACGTTGTAATAAGTGTCGCCACCATCGGTTGTCCATCTGTCGTCGAATTCATCTTTGCCCTCCCAGAACGATGTAATTTCATTGTTTGTGCTTAGATAAAAGTTGATAACAGACTTATCTTTTGTATGCAAATGAGGGCTTAATAACTTTAAGTCGCTAATAGATGAATCAATACAAAAATCTCTTACTTGCGGTAAGAGATTTAAGTAATCGTCAACTTCTAACAAATTTCGCCTAATTAAACTTGGTCTGTTAGATATTTTTAGCTTTCCATGCTCGCTTAATATCTCTCTATCCCGATCCTCTGGAATTGGAAAACTGATATCTAGCTGTTTGGCGTACATCAAACAAATTTTATACCAAAACAATCCTGATTGGCGGTAACCGTTGTATCAGATGATTTAATCTTTAATTGAGTTGGATTTGTAATCGTTTGTCCGTTTACTGCCAACGATCCATCGCAAAACATGATTTTCGTCCCAACTGGCAATGTCTCGGAGCTTCCTGCCGCCAAAAACCATTTCTCGCAATCTGGCAAATAGTTGTTATTTGCTTCTGCTGGTACGCACCAAACCTCAGTATCGCCAACAATCGTATGGCTTACCGTTCCTGAAAACGTTAAATCATCTGGAGTAATCCAAGATCCAGTTGGCCAGTCTGGTAATGCCTCATTTGTAGACATTACGACGTTATTTACCATCGAGCCTTTAGTGAAATAGTTAAACCATTTTCTATTGGCGGCATAAGCTGGAAAATATGGCTCTGCATCTTTAAATATATTGTTATATACAAGAAAACCAAATGCTCTATATACTTTCCTCTGCATTTTTATACCTCCACCGATGGAGTTTGCTCTTCTGGAGAGTTATTAACCAAAAGGTCTGAAACATTAAAAGTTTTAACCTGATTAACCATGTTTTTATATGAATTAATCTTATCAGGACTATTCTTGAAAGACTCTTGCCTTTCAGCATCTTGGCACATAGAAATTCCACATTTAGCCAATTCAGCCATTACCTCTTCGGTAGTGTTCGCGTCAGGCCACATTAATACAGGCTGGAACGCAAACGATCTGTAATCATCTGGATTATTTGATTGCGTAGTGTCAGAAGCAAATGAACAAATTAATGATCCACTTTCTTCGTCAAAATCTATTATTTTTACTGTAACTGTTTGCATAATGTCCTCTTTTAAGAAACTTGACCTAATCTTGTTCCGGTTGCTGGATATGTAACGTATGGATTGCCTACTAAATAATAACCTCTAGTGCCGCCTCCAGCGCCGCCGCCAAATGGAGTGCTTCCTCCAGAACTTCCGTTTGCGCCTTGCCCTCCACCTGAGCCTCCCGGCCCACCTGATCCGCTAGGGAAACTTCCGCCAGCCCCACCACTTCCGCCAGAAGTAAATGACCCGCTACTCCCCGGCGATCCCGGATATGGAGTTTGATTCCCTGTAGTTGCTGGCCCTCCAGCGCCTCCAGAGCCAGCGTTATATCCTGCGCCACCGCCACCTCCGCCTCCGCCAAGAGGCGTAATTCGTGTTGGTGTTTTAGGTGCAGGCGGAGCTACATATTCCCATCCTCTTCCTCCGCCGCCGCCGCCGCCGCCTCCTGCTAGTGTGCCGTTATTGGTCATTACAGTTGGGAAACTTACATATACAGCGTTTCCTGCGTTTGAACCTGCGCCTGCCGCTCCCGGAAATCCTCCGGGGCCTCCAGATCCTCCGTTTCCTGCCATTCCAATTACAGTTCCGTTATTTACAACGGTTACAGTGTCGCCGGGATTAAAACTTCCGGGAATCGAAAGAGCGTAACTTCCAGTAGAACTTGATCCTACATATACTCCCGGATTAATCGTCAATGTAATATCTGTAGATCCGGCAGAGTATCCCGGATTAGCAGAAACTGTGTTATACAAATTGTAGTTTTGAGTATTTCCAGTAATTGTTAACGGCAATCCAACTCTATTTTGAGCGCCATAAAAATTACCGATAGCTATTTGCCCAGAAGTAGGCACAGCAGTATTGCTTGGTGAGTCTGGAACAAGACCTCCACCTCTATAAAACTCACTCATAGAGTGAGGCGCAGTATCTGAAAACTCAGAAGCTATTTGGCTAATACTTAAAGTTCCGCTACTTGGTAACGCCATTTATCTATCCTTTACATTGTGCCGTATGCGGTCACGTTTCCAACAACTGTAAGATTGCCGGAAGCGTCTAACTTCATTTTGTTTGTTCCGCCAGTTGCAAAATACAAAACGCCAGCAGACTCAGTAATCGTCCAATCGCCAAAATCAATTGTAGGTATATTTACAGTTCCTGTAAAAGTTGGGCTTGCAATTGGAGCTTTTGCGTCTATCTGAGTTTGTATTGCCGACGTAACTCCGTCAGTATAATTTAGCTCAGTAACAGTTGCGGTAATGCCATCTAACGTATTTAGTTCTGCGGCTGTAGCTGTAACTCCATCAAGAATATTAAGTTCTGCGGCAGTCGATGTAACCGCAGTTCCGCCAACTTTCCAGCTTCCAGCAGTCAAGTTTGGCGCAATCGCCGTTGTTCCATCTAGCAAATCATCGAGAGTATCTAAGTTAGTATTTAACTTGGTTCCCCAAGTATCTTCAGATGCGCCGACTTCTGGTTTAGTGAGGCCGTAAGTCGTCGTTGTAGTATCAGCCATTTTTCACTCCTTTTAAGCGGCTATTTGTGTCCATGTTACAGAATTTACAGGAATTATCTCCCATTTCTCGCGGCCAATTGCAACAAAAGATGAAACGCTCTGAGTTGTGCTTCCGCCACCAAATCTTACTCTTACAATTGATGGTGATACAGTAGCAACCGCATTAATCTGAGATACTGCATTTGCTTCAAGTTGGCTATTAGATGTTGCCGTTAAACTTGCTGAGATTGCTGTATCGGCAAGCCTTACGCGAACTCCACTAGCAGAGAAAGATGCGCTTGCACTTGTGCTTGCCTCTGCGTTTGTTACAAACTGTATTGACGCACTAGCACTTGTAATGCTTGCAGAAACAGTTGCAGATCCTTGAAATATCTTTTGTCCAGATGCAGATGTAGATGCAGTTGCCGTTTTCGCGGCAGATCCATCTTTTACTATACGTCCAGCAGATGTTAAAGATGCTGTTGCGCTTGTACTTGCGCTTGCGCTTTTTACAACTTCAGCGCTCGATATTGTAGTTGCGGCTGTTGTAGCAGAACCGATGGCATCAGTAATAGTGCCGTCAAGACCAAACGCCCTAACGCCATAATTACCAGTGCCAAATCCAGTTCTGTACGCCATATTAGTCTAAGGTGATATCCAAATCGCCAGTTGGGATGCGGAATACGTCACCAGTATCTATTGCCTTTGATGATGTCAATGCGGCATATGCAAGCATATTGCCACCAGTCGATGCATCCCAAATGCCAACGTGAGTTACTGTGCCATAACTAGCGGTTGCTGTTGCAAACTCAACTGCCGCAGTCGTTGTTGCGGTGTTTCCAGATACTGAAAAACTTCCAGCAACTCTAGCATATCCAGTTCCTGACGTTGAAACTTCAGCACCAGAAGCATCTTCATCTGGATTTGCTGTATGCAATGAAACGTAAACAGTTGTTGGAGATGTGTAAGCATTGTTTGCGAATACATGATCCAAAAGCTCTGTTTCTAAATAATTTGAAAAGCTCATTAGCCTAGTCCTCTTACTTTAAGTGTTAAACCTGAACCAGAATACCTGGATCTTTCCGAACTCTCATTTAAACGCTGAACTGCCGCAGAATAAAGAGAAGCCCAAACCGTTGCCCTACCATCTTCCTGTAAGTATGGAGCAGAATGCATTAGCGTTCCATACAAATATACATCTGGAGCGTCATCTAACAACCAATTCGTGCTATTTGAAGCCAAATCAGGCACTTTTTGGTAGTAAAGTAGCTCAATAGTATATTCGGCATCCGGTGTTGGATAAAGCTGAAATTGGCCATCTGCATGACAATAATACTCAGGCCTGCCAGACATATCTTCAGCGCCTTCTCGTTTATCAGACATGGAGGCTCTGGATATTAGGTCAAGCGTTGTGGTTCCAGTGCCTTGTACATGCATCCTGATAGTTTCGATCCAGTCCGATGGCACTTGCATATATTCGTCGCCAGCGTCTTGTTGCGCAGAACTTCTTGCCTCCATGCTGTAATGGCGAACGTCGCGGTTAATTTGCGACTCGGCCAACTGTACAAACGTCGGTATGACGCTAGTCAGATCGCTACGGTTTAGGAAGTCTGCAACCGTCGATTGTAGAGTTGAGTAGTTTGTGATTGTCATTTATAGATTCTCCGGAATATTTTGCAATATGCCATAATTTTTTTCGCCGATAAGCCGTCTTTGACGCTCCATTGCGGCCCTTTTTGCGGCTTGATAATAATCATCAATTTCCATCAACATATCATCGTAAGTATATGCTTGCGTTGCCGCATTTACTCCAGGCTGATCGTATGCGCCTCTATTTATTTGATTACCTTGATCGTCTAATTTATATCCTATTGGCACTCCTGCCCAAATTCCACCAAGATCACTAGCAAAACCAGTAGGATCTTCGTACGCTCTTTTTGGAGTAAATGAACCTTCATTTGCTTGCTTAATTAGGTATTCAGCAATGGCTCTTTGAGCGTTTTCGTCGTATTTTCCTGTGGATGGATCTATTCCGGCAGAGATTGCCCTATTAACAAGATATTGAGGCATGTTTTGATAAAGCCCAGACGCTCCAGTACCTTTACCTGTAGTTGCGGCAAATGCTTCATCAATTGTCATGTCTTTAGCTTTATAACTTTTATCTATATCTGAGAATTTTTTTGGAAAACCTCCGATATTTACTGCGTTTGGATCATTTCCAGATTCTGCAATGCCTATTTTAGATAAAATTCCAGCAAGAAGAGGATCTGCTTGCGCATCCACCAAAAGAGTTCCGCCTCTGTTTTTGAATCCTACGCTTCTGAGATCGCTATTGCTGGCAGATCCGGCAGATTTAGTGGCTTTATCTATAACTCCAGTTTGCGGAACGCCTAATATCCTCTGAAGCTCTTTAACTGTATCAGCGCCAGCATTTTTTGCTCTTGTATAAGTATTTGGGCCAAGATAAGCGTCTATTTCTTCGCCCTGAAAGCCCAAATTGCTTTGTAACTGTATCAGCGCCCGTATTCTTTGTGGTATATCCATGTTCTATCCCTTAAAACAAGAGTCCAGTATCCAGATTTCTGGCATTTTTTCTATCATTTTGTTTATTTTGGTTAATTAAACCGCCAGTTGCGACTGGGGCGGCACTAAATAATGGCTGGCCTTGAGATACTTTGGATTTTAAATCTTCTGTAAGGTCTATCGACAAAAATTCTTTGTCCCCTTGAACACCAGCATTGATAACTGTCTTACCAGATTTTGTATTTAACCTTTTTTTGGCGTAATCTTTGACATAATTAGGAATCTTGTTGTCATACCATTCCTTCATGCCCTTACCACCAATATCTAAGTCCAATCCAGATATTGAATTTTTTTCGCCTCCAGCCATGATTTTATTAGCCAAATCTTTGCCAACTACAGCAGATAATGGTTTTCCTTTGTACATGTTGCGGTTATCGCCAATTCTGCCTGTTTGTATTACGCCCTCTTTGTTTACTGTCAGGTTTATAGTGTTGTCAACACCTCCAGTTGTAGGTATCAAAGTAATTCTTCTAATATCTGGAGATCCATCAAGAGTGTTTACATTTACCTGTTTAATGACTCTACTTAACTTATATCTTTCTATCTGCACAGCAGAATCAACAAAAGCTATTTTGTCGTAGCCACCTTTAACTGCCGCGTCTATAGCATTTTTTATCGCAACTTTATACCAACTATCTTTGAATGGAGCCTCGTCAGGAGCTTGACCTTTTAAATCCCAAGACATTCTGTCAACCGCCTCTTCTTCTGCTACTGTCCTTGAATTAAATGTATCTACTACGTCTCCGTCAGAATTAACTAAGTCGTATTGATCCATATCATTTTTAACTACTTTGTATTTGCTATCTGAATATTTTGCGTATCCCTTATCTCTTCCGACTTGATGTAAATCAGACTGGACTTCTTCTACCAAGAAAACTTTTTTGCCGTCGGCATCGATTCTACCTGTGCCTCGAACCCATCCAACTACATTCTCTTCGTTTTCGTAATGTCTTCCATACCACTTGAATTGAGAGTTTGGAGCTTTAATTAATAGCTCAACATCATCTGAAATTGTTCCAGGCAAAGTCCATTTAGTATATTGAGGAACATCAAAAGCCCCTTCATTCGAGATATTTAAGTTTTTAAATTCTACTTTAGGTTTATTCCTATTAATGTATTGTTGGACTTCTTCTCTAGTTAAATTTGGCTTGCTTTGCAAAAACTTATCAAGCCCCATAAATTCAATTTCTTCATTGGTTACATTTGCGCTATTTTTTATATCGTTTAAGTATCCTTGCCCTGGGCCTGATTTTCTTTTCAAGTTTAGTCCAGCTTGCTCAACAGCAGAATAAAATCCTTGCTCGTTTCTTTGTGCTAGTTGTGCGACTTGATTTCCTCCTGGTGGAACTGCATATCTATTTGCACCAATTGCGTCCATAGCATTTTCATACATGCGGCCAGCTACTTCTGGAGCGCCCTCTAACAATGCTTTGCCGCCTCTGCCAATTGCTTTTGCGCCACTTATTAATGGCTTTGCAGATCCAGCGCCAATCAAGCCAGCATCTAGCACTTGTTGATCAGTCATAGGAAATCCATAAGATAGCTCATTAAGTCCTTCTGGAGCTTCCCCATAAATAAAATCTCCAATAGGCAATGTTCCTTCTACCTTAACCGGCTCTCTTCCTTCTGCGCCTACTACTTCGGCTCCAAATCCAACATCTCCAAAGGCTTGCCCAACAAAGGCTTTTAAATTTGGCATATCGTTCAAAACATCTTTGCCAAGTTTAAATGCATCTGAAATAAGACCTAAAGCCGCATTCCTCCTAATCGGATTTACCTCAGCACGTCTTGGAGTATTTATCATTGACTCCATATTCTGCTGAATAGTTGGCTTCATCGGATTGAAATCTTCGAGCGGCGTTCCTTGCTTGTAGTTTTTGCTGAACTCTAACGCCGCATCTTTGTTCTGACCAAACGGCAAGAAATTGCCACTAGTAATGGCCTTCTCCATCGCGGTGTCAAAGTCGTTCCTGTAATCGTTTAAGTTGCCATCGGCATCCTCTTGAATTAGCGGAAACACATACCAATTGCCATCGCTGTCCATTTCGGCCGCCATCAAATGCGTAGATATTGAGCCGTCATCATTCATGATGAACTTATGGTTTTGCGGATTGTATATGCGATCCAAGAACTCAGGCGGTGCGGCTCCGGCCGCCCCTATCGTTGCAAGGCCAGCCGCAGTTACTCCTGCCTTCTCAAGATTCTTTAGCACTTTGTCGGTTATCTGTCCTCCGACGACGTTGTACATCAATGAAGTCATATCGTCGCCAGTCAAGTTTGCTCGATTAACATTTCTTTCGTAATCAGCAAATCCTGCTTTTGCCTTCATCGTAGGATTAAGATCAAAAGGAGTTACGTCACCTTCTATCAGCCTTCCAAGTCCTTCGCCCTCAAAAGCCGCTTTATATGTGCTGTGGTTTGATGGAACTATATTTCGGCCACTTAACAGTCCGACGTTTTGCAATCTCATGTCAGGAGCTGAATACTGGAACGGCTCAGTGACGATTGCCCTTGCCTCCCCAGTTGTCAATCCGCCAAATTGATTAACGTTGCCTACGTTGCCAAACTTTTTTACAAAGTCAGCCCTTTGGCTTGCTTTTAAATTATTCCATTGACCAATCGATCTTGGATCATCAAGCCCGTACCAATCTGGTATGTAATTCTCTTTGATGTACTTGTTAACTGCATTTCTGTCACGTTTTCCTAACGCAGATTGCGCGTAACTTAACATCACGTCGCCGGTCATTGTTGATGAGTCTGCTGATCCTGGCCCCATCCGCCAAGGAAAATATAGCGGATCTTTCCCGTATAGGCCCCTTAAATGCTGGGCAAAATCATTTATGTACTTTGCCTCCTTCGGAGCATTTGCCCATAACAATCCTGGATTCTGGAACATGTAATTTTGTCCGCCCTCAAGATTGACAGGCCTTGCTAACTGAACGCCGTTGATGTTAGTTACCATTTCGCCAGCTTGGCTTCGATCCGACATGCCAGATATAAATGGCCGTCCTTCAAAATCAAATATGCTTACCGGATTTGGATCTGTAACTCCAGTGGTTTCAGTTCTGTATAAAAGATCACGGACTTTCTCTGCATCGTTTACTTTTGGGGCAACACGCGGATCTATCACTCTGCCCATCTTGATCAATTGCAATAGATTCACTACACAATACCTTTCAAGTTACGCCTAATCGGTTCGCCCCAGCTTGTCTGCATCGGCCTATGGCCGACGGCCAAGTATCTCATTGCGTCAGCACCGTGCGAAGTCCAATCGTGCCTTGGCCTACCTCGCCACGTTCTGCCTTTCTCATCGAAGTCTCGCTGATATTGTCTCAACGCTTCAATCCCTCGATTGCATTTCTTCTCATCAAACCAGCATCGATCCAACATGGATCGTACTGCCTGAATGCCGTCGTCAACTCGTAGGTTCGGTGCTATTTCGACAGGTCTAATTCCAAGATTGTCTAGCGTCTCAAGCCTGGATTTGCCCGTGCCTAGTTCCTTGACCTGCACATCATGAGGCAATATGTGAGATTCGTAAACATAATTCTTATCTTGCAACACGTTAGCGTAATGATCGAGGCCAACGCCAGATGATTCGTAGTAGTCGATCAGCCTAACTTCAGCACCGACATATTGCGCGAACCATATCGATGTCGAGTCTCCAACGCCCAAGTCCCATGCGGTCACAACGCCAATCGATCTATCATATGGCACATTCGTGATTCTGTTTTCTTCAGTCGCTCGCTTCATCTCAGTGCCGTAGTACGCGCCCATGATTGCGGCCTCGAAGCTACACTCAAACTCTTGCTCGTACCGATCCTCGCCCATGATCTTCAGCGCGTCCTCTAACTCAGCCTGCGGCAGTATATTTGTCTCGCTTGCTTTGTGCATTGCGGTATACCAATCGCAATCATCCTTGGCCTTGTCAAATATCTCCCAGAACTCATTCTTACCTTTCGGCGTACCAATGAATGTGGCGCGAGTTGGAGAATCTGGAGTGCTACGATCAGCAAGCGTCGGCCTGATGATCGTAGGCCACACGTTCGCTGGAAAGTCTGCTGGCTCATCCATCACGACTGAGTCGAGATAGATACCTCGCATCGACTCGGCAGACTCAGCGCCGAACAATCTAAGCCTTGCGCCGTTCGGAAAGTCGATCCGAAGCTCGGACTCGTTGACCTTTATGCCAGGGATGTGCTGGGTGTAATGCTTCGCATAATCCCAGCAAATCTGTTTCGCCATGCGAAAAGTTGGCGCAACGTAACCAACGCGCACATTCTCTCGCGGGGTCACGAGCGCATCTCGAATCAGGTCATTTATCGCGGCTACTGTCTTGCCGCACCTTCGGTGAGCCACCAGGCAAGCGAACCTTTGCTTGCGCCGGTGAAACGGCATCATTACATCTCTAGCTTCATAAGGAATATCTATCTCAGGCATGCCACCTCAAAAAGTCCGCGAACATCGCGAATACAGTTAACACCAAACAAGTTACCATCACGAACAGAAACTTATCAAAATTAGACATTCTCGCCTTTCCACTTGATGATCAACGGCCCGCCAGACTCGCCAGTGTGTTCGAGCTGTTGTTTTTCGCCATATCGTTTGGGCAATAGCTTTGATGCGACCCATTTGTGCGCGTCAACCTTCAATCGAGCCACGTTGTAAGTCTCAGGCGTTGCTTCGTAAGCGATCTCCAAAATATCTTCAGCCGCATATTCTTGTTGCGCATTTTTCGCGCGCGCGTATTTGTCGCGGATCTCTGGATGCCTGTACATCCAACGATAAAACGTAGATTTATCTGGACTCCAAGACTCATCGCTACAAATCTTATTCAGCGATCTTCCAGCCGCAATTTCCTCGCAAATTCTATCCACCAACTCATCGGTATAATCAGTTGGCCTTCCCATTTTCACTTCTTCACTCATCTCTAACTCCAACAAGTTATCCACAGCTCAGATTCTACTCGCAAATCTCGGGGACAAAAAGGACAAAAGACATACTCTAAAGAGTATGTCTTGTCTTGTCCTCCAATTATTTTGTCCTTGCATTTGTCTTTTTTTGCTTGTAAGTCATTGATTTTAAAGAGATCACAAAAAGACAATTTTGTCTTGTCCTCAATTGTCCTCTGTCCTTTTTCGCCTCTAACATATTGATTATAAAGTCTTGTCCTCAAGATTAGCACTTTATCGACATTGCGACTCAAGATCCAAGATCATTGCCGCGTCAGTTGCAGACCATCCATTGCCAAATGGCACGATTATTTCTCCATCAATTAAGCATCCAATCATGCGTGATGGATCTTTTTGTAATGCCTTTTTAGCGGCTGGCTCTGACATGCCAATGAAGGGCCCAGTTAAGAAATCAAGCATTGCGTTCCTATCTACAAATGGACGACCTTTTGCATCTCGCTCACGATGTGATGCATGCCAAGCGCGCTCAAATCGTTTTCTGAACTCAGAAACCTTTGAGCTTTTCTTGTTCTCTTTAATAGGCTCATTCGCCGGATCAAGCACAACGCTCGACACCAATTGATCATCCTCATCGCGCCAACCATTGATTGTGACTGGCTTAAGATCAAAGAATTTAGATTTTTGCATCTCGGCATCTTTCATCTTGCGTTGCACAATTTCAATTGGCCGATCCGAGTTACCTGGCTTCACACTCACTTCGATATCCAATGCCCCGCGCCAGGCGCTTGATCCCCTGGCCCTGTGCTGTGCCTCTTCAGATACGCCAGTGTGATGCACCAAGATAACAGTACAGTCGAACTCTTCCATTAGCACGGCGCACGAATCGAGCATCGTCTTGGCATCTTGCGCTGAGTTCTCATCGCCAAGTAAAAATCGGTGCAATGTGTCTACAACGATAACCTTCGGGCTAACTGGCAAAGCTCTGATATTCTCAATTACCTTTACAAGGCCTTCGTGAGTATTTAGATCAGTGCCGCTTTTAGATATCCACATCTGTATACTGTCTACATCATGATGCTGGAGCCATGCGGCGATACGTCCTCGCAATCCGTGATGCCCTTCACCGGCCAGATAAGCCACTGGCGTTTGCTTAGTCCTATGTCCGCACCAGTCACGATTCTCCATATCAACTGCGGCCAGGCGCAGGCACCAGTCGAGCATCAAGAATGTTTTGCCTGATCCAGATGGCCCGTGAACCATCATTAAACTATTGTTCTGCATCCAGCCCTTGATTAGCCACGATATAGGCGCGGGAGAGTTGCGGAAGTCGTTACCATCGAGCAACCAGTCAAACGTTTGCTCAGGCGGCTCTAGGAGGGCTGAGAGATCGTTTCCAGCCAACAAATAGTCATTCGCATCCATGCCATCTACAGGAGGGATGATGACAGTCGCACCAAACTTAGCCGATGCTTGGTCGGCATAGTTTTTACCAACGCCGTTCGCGTCGTTATCGGCGACGATGATGATGCGCTTTGACGGGCCGTAACGATCCCTCAGCAGGCCAGTTACGGTAGGAATATTTGATGCAGAGTACGCGACATAACAAGCCTTATCTGTGACCTGAGCTATCGTTGCCGCCGTTGCAAAACCTTCCGCAATGTAGATATGCGAATCTTCATTATCCCCGATGCGCCAATACGATCCGCCAGTCTTGCCTCCAGTGTGATAGAGCT